AAGGACAATCAAGATGCAATTAATAATCTGTACTGTAAAAGACCGAGCAGCAGATGCTTTCGGTCGCCCAATGTTCGTACCTTCTACTGGCGTAGCCATTCGTTCATTCTCTGATGAACTCAATCGGTCTGATACCGATAATCAATTATTCAATCACCCTGATGATTTTGATCTTTATGAGTTCGGAGTATTCGACGACAACACAGGTCTATTTGACCTATATGATCAACCTAAATTACTATCACTTGGTAAACAAGTAAAAATTCCTACATAACTAGCGTAGAGGGGGGGTTTATCCCCCTCACGCAAAACTACCTAAAGGTAAACTATGCATCGCAATCAATCAGTTAACTTACATCAGTTCACTACAATACCTAAAGCGGATATACCCCGCTCTAAATTCGACTGTCAGTCGACACACAAAACAACTTTCGACGCTGGGTACTTAGTACCCGTATACGTCGATGAAGTTCTCCCTGGAGATACATTCAATCTAAATATGACGGCATTTGCCCGTCTAGCTACTCCCATTTATCCGATTATGGATAATATGGTTCTTGATAGCTTCTTCTTCTTTGTCCCTAATCGCCTAATTTGGTCAAATTGGCAAAAATTTATGGGACAACAAGCAAACCCAGCTGATTCAATCAGCTATGTAATCCCGCAACAGGTGTCACCTACTGCTGGCTATGCAATAGGCAGCTTACAAGACTATATGGGACTACCAACGGTAGGCCAAGTCACTGCGGGAAAAACTGTAAGCCATTGTGCTTTTTGGCCTCGTGCTTACAATCTCATCTGGAACGATTGGTTCCGTGATGAAAATTTACAAAATTCTGTAACTGTTGATTTGGGCGATGGCCCAGATACAGTTGCAAATTACACATTATTACGACGTGGAAAACGTAAAGATTACTTTACTTCTGCATTACCTTGGCCACAAAAGGGTGCTTCTGTAACATTACCTTTAGGTACTCGTGCACCAGTCAATTTTGATGGTGTTTTATGGCCGGGAACCGGCTCCTCTGGCGATGTACCAACTGTTTATAGCACCGTAGCCTCTGCACAACGAGATATGCGAGTTGTAGGGGACTATAGTCGTGTAGGAAATGATTTAGTAGGAAACTCTTCACCTTTATATGCTGACCTATCTGCTGCTACAGCTGCAACAATTAATCAATTACGTCAATCATTTCAAATTCAAAAATTACTTGAAAGAGATGCTCGTGGCGGTACTCGATATACTGAAATTATCCGCTCTCATTTTGGCGTCATCTCTCCTGATTCTCGTCTCCAACGTCCTGAGTACCTCGGAGGAGGTACGACTGTTATCAATATCTCTCCGATCGCTCAAACAAGTGCGACGGGACAAACTGGCGGGACTACCCCTATGGGCACTCTTGCTTCTATGGGTACTGCCTTGGCTCATAATCATGGATTTACTCAATCATTTACTGAGCATGGTGTAATCCTTGGACTTGTGTCTGTACGTGCTGACCTTACATATCAACAAGGTCTTCACAAAATGTGGACTCGTTCTACACGTTATGATTTCTATTTCCCAGCTTTTGCTATGCTGGGTGAACAATCTGTTCTTAATCAAGAAATTTATGTAACTGGTGATACTTCTGATACTTCCGTATTTGGATACCAAGAACGTTGGGCTGAATATCGTTATAACCCATCTAGAATTTCGTCATTGTTCCGTTCTACTGCATCTGGAACTATTGACGGTTGGCATTTAGCCCAAAAATTCACATCAGTTCCAACACTTAATTCAACATTTATTGTTGATAACCCACCCGTATCACGGGTAGTTGCTGTAGGAGCTGCTGCGAACGGGCAACAATTCATCTTTGATTCTTTCTTTGATGTTAAGAAAGCTCGTCCAATGCCTATGTATTCTGTACCAGGCTTAATCGATCACTTCTAATATGGGATTCTTTGATTCTATTGGTAACGCTTTTAGCTCTGCCGTTAGTGATATCGGCAGTACTTTATCGTCTGGTGAATCTATTATTACTGATGCCGCTGCTGTTGCTGCTGCTCCTGAAACTGGTGGTATGTCCTTAGCCGCATTAGCCCCTGGGCTTATTAGCGGTGGACTTAATTACCTTGGCCAGTCTGGAGCAAATGCTACAAATATGGATATAGCGCAAAACCAGATGAACTTTCAATCTCAACAATCCAATACTGCTTATCAAAGAGCAACAGCGGATATGAAAGCCGCAGGCTTAAATCCGATGTTGGCATATTCCCAAGGGGGGGCTTCTACCCCCGCGGGAGCTAGTACCCAAGTGCAAAATAAAATGGCACCAGCTGTTAGTGCTTATCAGTCACAACAGCTTAATGATCAACAAGTTAAAAACGTTGCATCACAAACTACTTTAAACTCAGCGAATGCTGCTAAATCTGCTTCTGAAGCCGCTATAAATGCTCAGGAGCTAACAAATAGAGCCCAAACTGAAAAAAATCTAAGGGCTCAACAAGGGCAAATTACCTCTGGTACTGCCCTAAACGTGCAGTCAGCTGCCACGTCAAAACAACAAGCTGCCAATTTGGCAGTTGTTAACGAGGCTGTCCGTCAAAACATTGAACTTGGAAAGCCTCTTGCTACTTTCAATAAAGAAAATCCAAGACTCGCCCAGGCGCTTCAAGGCCTTGGGCAATTACTAAATCCAGCTACTAAAGCTGCAAGCCTTCTAAAATAAGGAAAATATGAAAATTACTGTCCCTTTTCTTCGTACTCCGTACAACTATGATAGAGATGCTGCGACAAATGAGTCGGGGTTGGCTTGTGAGGAGCCTTCCCTGACTCAGCAGCATTTCAAAGACGAAACGGATATTAATAATATTCTTCGTCAATTTAACATCACTGGACTTCTTCCAGAAGCCCCTTTATCGCCTCGTTATGGCGATTTCACGGGCATTGGTGATTACCATACTGCCCTTAATGCTGTATACGCTGCAGAAGACGAATTCATGACTCTGCCAGCGCAACTTAGAGCTAGGTTCGAAAACGATCCAGCTCAACTCATCGACTTTTTAAGCGATGAAAATAACCGCCAGGAAGCGGTTAAACTCGGCCTTTTGGAGGTTCCAAAAGCCGAAAGCACAGTTACTCCACTTGATGTAACTGTGCTAGGTGACACCAAAACCCTAAAAAGTGAATAACCGAGGACATAAAAATGAAAGTATTACATCGTAAACATATGTCTAAGCATAAGCATGCGAAGACATTCAGAAAACATGGTCGTAAGACCAAAAGCGCAAATGTGCGCTCAGCTCCCCAGCGTGGAGGCTGGAGACTCTAAGAAAGTCCCAGTCCACCTCACATGGCCTGTTATCACCCAATATCCGCTGGTCTCAGCGGATATTCAACTAACTTTGCCACAGGCAAAGCATATCGACGTGTCATTTTTAAACAAAATGACCCCGATATCGTTCAAGAAGTTTCCTTGCCTTGTGGACAATGCATAGGCTGTCGTCTTGAACGCTCTCGTCAATGGGCTATGCGCTGTATGCACGAAGCCCAATTACATGAACATAACTGTTTCATAACACTAACCTATGACGATACACATCTCCCAAGCGATCAATCGCTTCATTACAGAGACTTCCAACTCTTTATTAAAAGACTCAGAAAACGATATCCAACTACAAAAATTAGCTATTACATGGCTGGAGAGTATGGCGAAAATTTCGGCAGACCTCATTACCATGCCTGTATCTTCGGACTTGACTTTCATGATAAGAAATTATGGAAAAGGACTTCCGCTGGTTCTCTCATATATCGATCCTCAGACCTTGAAGTTCTCTGGCCATTTGGTTATTCCTCCATTGGAGATGTTAACTTCGAGTCAGCTGCATACGTGGCTCGATACATAATGAAAAAACAAACTAATAAACAACATTACCAATATTCAGACTTAGAAACAGGGGAAATCATTCAAATGACCCCCGAATTTAATAAAATGTCTTTAAAGCCAGCTATTGGGCTAAATTGGTACAAAAAATATAAAAATGACGTATATCCTCATGATTACGTCGTACTAAGGGGAAAAAAATTAAAACCTCCAAAATACTATGACAACCTTTATAAAAGGGAAAACCCTTATGAAATGGAACAATTACTTGCACTCCGTGAAACTGGTGCTAAACTAAATCACGCAGATAATACTTATGAGCGA